CATCTACCCCTACCATCAGCTTATCCGGTCCTATCCATACTGCATGTGACAAGTCACATCCGTAGCAGGTTAGATAGTATCCTTCCTGTTTCCAAAGATGATTCCCTGGAACAAACTTGAAGTCGGGTTTAGATAAATCCCTTTCCTCAAACTTCGGCTGTTCCTCTGGATTCTCCGGAATCTCTTGCGTCGTCAACGTGCTGGATGATTCTTTTAACAATGTCTTTAGATAATTCTTTGATAACCGTAGAACGTCCAATCTCCTCAAAGGAAACTCCCTGAGTCATTTGTGTCTTTGTCAAGTTATCAAGTTCTTCCATCACACGTTCCATGTACTCCCTAAGTACCGTCCATCCTCCTGTTTGTGAAAGTGCAAAGAGCTTTTCCTGCTCTGGGTCTTTTCCTGGGGAAACCTTTTGTTCCTGTAATGCCTTCACATTAGCAAACTCATTGAAATAGTTTGCCTTAATAGCTGTCTTTACTTTAACCAAGTGGCCCTCCTTGTTGTGGCATAGGTTGAGGCATCTGTTGTTGTTGTGGTGGCATCTGTGGTGACTGTCCTTGTCCTACTTGCCCTTGAGGTTGATTTTGATTAGGTTGCGGTACTACTCCATTCACTCCACCCATTTGCTGCAAGACCTGTTGGAACTGTTGGGCTTGTTGGTCAAGTTGAAGTGTCGGGTCATTCGTCCTATCAACTATAATCTTATCCCAATCCTGTATACCTGAATTGCTGAAGATACGGGTAATCATCTCTCCAACGTTTAAGACTTTCTTTTCCTTCTGGAGTTCTCCTTGAATGAGTTGATACACCGCAGGGTTAGTAAGAGCTGTGAATAGTCCAATAAGATTCTGTTGCTGTTGTTTTTGATCTACTGCGTAAGTGGAACCTGATACTATCTCGTAGTCATAGATTAAGTTACCCATCTTCTTCTTGTCAATCGTCAGCTTTCCCGTTTTCTCATCATACATCTCAGCTAAGTCCGGATGGTCTTGGCTTATCTGTTTAATCTCATCCTCAAACATGCGAAACTGAATCTTACCGCTTGATTTCTTGCTGATAAGATTGACGTATTTCTTGTTGACCTTAGTTACGAACTGTTCCATGTAGAATCGGTCTACATTGTCCTTGGCATTCTCTCTAGCATTTTGCATCTGGAGAGCTTGAGGTGTCTTACCAAATGAAGGGTCTGTTTGAGAGGAGGTAGATGTTTGAGTAGTGCCAAACATGTTAAGCAGGGACGCTGTAGCGACCTGATAAACGTTATTAAACGTGTTAGTCCCCTGCGGAGATAGATTAAGTGTCTGAGCACCACTGGTCCCTGGACTACCTGGGGAGTTTCTCATTAACCACTTAGCAGCAGCAGAGAATTTGATTGAGTTTGCATCAGCTACGTTGTCTTTGTTAATGAGTGTCGGAGGGAAGATTGAGATTTTGACTGCGTTCAAGTAAAGATTCCATATAGAGTCAATAAGGTTCTGCATTGGGTATCCTCGTTCCATATCCCCCATTGCCATGAAGTCATCAACTAAAGGAATTGAATACTTATTCACTATCGGAAGTTCATCGTTGTCGTGTGGGTTCTTAATGTCCCTGAACTCAAGGTCAGCGTCCACACAGTAGTCAACCCATCTGTCTTTCTCGTAACGGGAAAGTATCTCAAAGTATCCTCCGCCCTTTACCGGTTCATCACTTGGATATGCTCTTTTCTCTCTTGCGCTTTTGTGTTGCATGTCTCTGTTCTGTTTACTTCCCGCCTTACCCTTTAACTTCTCAATGATAGTGGAGATGTTCTTATATCCATCCCCCTTACTCAAGTCCTCAAAGAACTTCATTGTCCTCCAACTACGAATGATTATTGAGTCGGAGTCATCAAGTGAGATAGCTCCTACCTGTGGGAATACGTCCCGTATAGGAAGAAGCCACATATCTGGACCTTGATATCCGTTAGGTCGTATATCCCAGTCAACCATTACGAAGTAGTTACCGTAGATATTTGAGTATCTGTCAACCATTCTGTACTTAGTGAGTTGATCAAACTGTGCGTTAGCATTAGGAATGACGTATTTGTCTAGTGTGAGGTTCATGAGTTGGCTTGCACCTTCATCGTTCTTACTGATAGCCTTTACCTTACCCGTAGCAAGTTGTGCCATTACACGAGCTTCTCGCTCCAGAATAAGTGAAGGGAGTTTAGGGTCAAAGACTTGGCTGTTAGTACCCATACTGATTGCATCAGCTAATTGATTATGAAAGAGTTTTTCGTATACATCCCAGAGCAATCGTTTTGATTCCAACCAGTCGTCAGATGCGTTATATTGTTTGAGGATTTCATCAGTTAGAGCACTCATATACAAAAAAACCTCCCACTTTCAGGGAGGTCACGCTGATAGTTTCACAGCATACCTAACTTATTAAGATTATCATAGTTTAATGACCGTTGTCAACACATTCTTACAAGCGGTCTGAGGATATCGCTTCCTCTTGCTCCGAACTATATAGAACGTCTTTAGGTTAGGAATCCCGTTAGTTACTATTACGTTACAAGATAGAGTCCCATACTCCATTCTTTGGGATAGGATTTCAAGCCGTGCCATTAATTGGATTAGTTGTGGGTTCATTGAATGAATTAGGTGGTAAATTGTCCATCGCTACATAATTAACTATATCACCAGCACTTACCTGTAAGATAAAAGTAAACAATCCATTCTCGTGAGCTTTCATATCCTCAATCAAATCCTTGTAGAATTGTTTATTGTGTTCTCTCATGACAAGTTGAGTAATCATATTAAAGTGATTTCACCCACTTAGTATCATCAGGTAAACTGATAAGGTCATCTTCTTGGGGTTTGAGTGATTCCATTGCATAGCGTATTGCATCCATGTGATGATTCCAGATTGGTGAGGGCTCGTTAATCTGTTTTCCTTCCTTATTGGTGAGCCACAAGTAGTTACGATATTCCTTTATGGTATTGATGCTTCGCTTAGTGATATAAATCTTCTGGTCCTGTACCCACTGGATGCCATGATTTACACTGTCTGGCCCCTTCTGCGCCCCGATTATATTGATTCCATATCCATATATCTCATCAATGCTTTTAGGCTCACTACTATCAGCTATGACAAGTGCCTTAGACATGTTGGTGTATAAGTCTGCAATAGGTTTGTTAGTAAGTCCAGTCTGATGTATAACCTCATCAATGACGAATGAGTTGTTCCATCTATGGATAGCATCACTTGCTGTTGGATCGTTGGTATATCCAAAGTCCAGTCCATACCTAACTAACTTAGCGTCATCCGGTACCGAATCAATGATTGTCCATCCTTTATAGATACGAGCTTCTATCTCTCCGAGTTGTCCCTCACCATATACCAACCACCATTGCTTATTGTTCTTACGTCTTTCAATTGAGTCTACTACACTCTTTTGTAGTCCTTCGTTATCTTTATAAGTAAGAATCACAAAGTCCACATCATCTCTCTTTTGTATATCAGTGTAGAACCAAAACTCATTAGTAGGATTCCAGTCAAGCCATATCTCTTGTTCAGTTCTAATTTCAAGTTGATCAAATGTTTCAGCTGGTATGTTATTTGCTTCATTGATGAATAGTCGTTGTCTACGGGGACCACGAACCTTATGTAGCATGTCTAGTGAGAAGAACTCTATCTTGCTACCCGTTTCAAACGTATAAGTGAAATCACTCTTATTCCATCTGTCGGGTTTGAAGTATTTATGTTCTTCCATTATGTTAAGGAAGTCTCTCATTGCACCACGCTTTAAGTGTGGCATTGATTCGCTGGTAATTGAGGTAAGCGTTGGTTTCTTGTCGCTTTGTGCCTTATCCATTAAGATTTGGATAATACTGATTGTTTTTCCTGCTGATGCTCCACCGGCTATTCCCTTAATCCGTTTGCGGAGTTTCAACAGTTTCTTGGTCGCTGTGGTTAGTATCATGTGATTGACCTGCGAGTATAGGAATAGGTAAATCCTTATCGTTAGTTGTTACGTCATTTCGTTCCTTCATCCCGTGATTGTTTTGAAGAAGAAGTTTGACTATTGTAGCGTTCACTTCCTTACCACCATAGATGCCATCATCAATGAGTCTTTCACCTTGAAATAATAAGATGCGCCCTAAAGCGTCCTGAAATTCCTTATGTTCCTTAGCCCATTCATATAAAGTGTTCTTACTTACTCCTATTCTTATAGCGAAAGATTCTATCTTTGGCATGTGTTGTTGTCCTTGTCCTGTAGTAGCTAAGTAGATATCAACTTCATCTATATATTTTGGATCATATTTGGAGGGTCTACCGACAGGATTTGACATTCAATAAAAATACACCCTATTTTGATGAAAGTCAAATAGTAGGCACAAAATACCCCTTGACATTGGTTATAAATAGGTATATAACTATTACATGATAGACAAACTTGATAAATGGTTACAACAAAAAGAGGCCGAGAGAGTCAGACGATTAAAGATATCCCATTCACTTAAAAGTTACCACGCCACAAAGCGTAGAGAGGCTGGATACCATAGAGTCCGTAGTTACTTAAATGGAAAGTACGAAGGTACTTATTTATTACCAAACCTATGAAAAGAAAACTATTGATGTTCTTAACCTCAATTGACACCAAGTGGAGTGATCGCCGGATGGACTATGAGTATGAGGAAGATTTCATGTTGGTCTTTGAGGATTGGTCGTTATTAGATATTTTATTCAAATAATGGAAGACATTACACTTGAAGAACTAACCAAGTTGGAACGGAAAGTAAGAAAAGAGAATAGGGAGTTTTC